TCACTGATTTTACGACTTCTTGGTGGGATGCAAAGACACACAAACCTGATGGGATTGTGACCTTTGAGGATATTATCAAAGAGGTTGAGGAGGAAGGTGAGGATAATAGTATTCTCTACCCTTGGCAGGGTCTAAATCACCTCACCTATGGATTCCGCCCTAGTGAACTGGTGACAGTGACTTCAGGGTCTGGAATGGGTAAGTCTCAACTCCTTCGAGAGATGGAGTATTACCTGTACACACAAACCACAGATAACATTGCAGTCATCGCCCTTGAGGAAGTACCCAAGAGGACTGGTCTGGGTATTGCCTCGATCATGGCAAACCAGCCCCTACACCTCCCAGGGGTCACCAAAGAGGATCGTATTGCTTGGCTGAAGAAGATTAACCCTGAAAGGTTTTACCTTTGGAAGCACTTTGGTAGTGCCAATGATGACAGTGTGTTCAGCCGTATTCGATACATGGCTAAAGCATATGATTGCAAATGGTTCATTCTCGACCATATCAGCATCATCGTGTCGTCACAAGAGGGTTTTGGCGACGAGAGAAGGGCTATTGACGCGATCATGACCAAGCTCAGAACACTGGTTCAGGAGCTAAACATTGGTATGTTCCTTGTATCCCACCTCAGACGCCCTCAAGGCTCCAAGGGTCACGAGGAGGGTGCTCAGGTGTCCTTGAGTGAACTAAGGGGTTCTGCTGCCATTGCACAGTTGTCGGACTGTGTGATTGGTCTTGAACGTAACCAGCAGGCAGAGGACTTGAAGGAAGCAAACACCACTGTGGTGCGTGTTCTGAAGAATCGCTTTGCTGGTCTCACGGGTGTAGCCTGTAAACTGTTCTATGAACGAGACACAGGTAGACTGGTGGAAGTACCGGATGATGCTGCTGAACAGAACTATGAGGTTCCCTTTTGACATTACTTTACACTGACATTGAAGCTGATTCCCTAAACCCCACAAGGATATGGTGTGTATGTGTCAATGAAAGTGTGTATACAAACAAACAGGACTTTGTAACCTTCTTCAATCAACACAAGAAAGACTCCACATGGGTGTTCCACAATGGCATAGGGTTCGATGTGCCTGTACTGGAACGCCTGTGGGGTGTTTCCTTTGATAGGGCTAGGGTAGTAGACACCCTGGTGCTTGGAAGGCTTGCAAACCCCAGCAGGGAGGCAGGGCACAGTCTAGCCTCCTATGGTGAGGCTCTAGGGTTCCCCAAGGGTGATCATAGTGATTGGTCACAATGTACCCCCGAGATGATCGAGTATTGTCTGAGGGACGTACAGGTGACCAAGAGGCTACATGAGTACCTCTTGAAGGAACTCCAGGGGTTCTCTGAGCAGTCCATTCAACTAGAGCACCAAGTGGCATGGATCATCACAGAGCAAACCCGCAATGGGTGGCTCTTGGATCAAAGGAAGTGCTACACCTTCCTTGGTGAACTAAAGCAGAAACTGATGGAGCTGGAGGATACGGTTCTCTCTGTATTCAAACCACTGCCTGTCTTTGAAAAGGAAGTAACACCAAAGTACAAACTCAATGGGGAGCTATCCTCAGTGGGTCTTAAGTTCTTTGGTGAGGACCAATGGCAACAGGTGGCAGGACCTTTCAGCAGGATAAGCTGGTCACCCTTCAACCTTGGCTCGCGGCAGCAGATTGGGAGATACCTTCAGTGGTTTGGATGGCAACCCAAGGAGTTCACTGAGACAGGTCAACCCAAGGTGGATGAAACTGTCCTAGAGGGTGTTCCTATTCCCCAAGCACAACTCATAGCACAGTACCTCATGGTACAGAAAAGAATTGCTATGGTGGAGTCTTGGTTGGAGCTGGTGGACAAGGACAGTAGGGTCCACGGGGAAGTCAGAACCAATGGTGCGGTAACGGGGAGGATGACACACAGCAACCCCAACATGGCACAGGTGACAGCCAATGGGAAGCCCTATGGGACTGACTGTAGAGCCTGCTGGGTGGTACCAAAGGGGTACAAGCTGGTGGGTGTAGACGCCAGTGGGCTTGAGTTGAGAATGCTTGCACACTACATGAATGATCCTGAGTACACCAAGGAGATCCTAACGGGTGATGTACATACAAAAAACCAGCTAGCGGCAGGACTGGAGACCAGGAACCAAGCAAAAACCTTTATCTACGCTTTCCTGTACGGGGCAGGAGACGCCAAAATAGGGTCCATTGTGGGTAAAGATTCCCGAGAGGGAAAGATGCTGAAGGAGAAGTTTCTTAGCAACGTGCCTGCTTTAGCAGCCCTTAAGGAACAAGTGTCCTCTAAAAGCCATAGAGGGTTCTTATTTGGTGTTGATGGTAGAAAGGTTTATATCCGATCAGAACATGCTGCATTGAACACACTTCTCCAAAGTGCAGGTGCAATTGTTATGAAAAAAGCACTGTGTATCCTCCATGAGTATGCTAATATGTGGGGTCTTGACTTTAAGTTTGTAGGTAACATCCATGATGAAATACAAAGTGAGGTCAAGGAAGAGCAAGCCAGATCCTTTGGGATCTTGGCAGTACAATCCATCCAAGCAGCAGGGCTTCACTTCAAGCTCAACTGTCCTCTGGCTGGTGAGTACCACATTGGAGACAATTGGAGTGAAACACATTGAATAAGGACAAAAGCCGAGTGGGTGATCTCGCTGAGTTCTATGCAGTGACCTGGCTTTGGGACAATGGCTTTGAGGTTTATCAAAACTCTGGATCAACGGGTCCAGTGGACATTGTTGCAATCAAGAACGGAAAGGTTTGGCTCTTTGACATCAAGAGCAAGAAGAGTGAGCTGAACTGGGGTTTCAAAAGAACCTTTGCTCAAGAGATGCTTGGAGTACAGATCCTAGTGTTTAATCCTAGAACACGAAAGATGCGCTTTGTCAAGCACCGTAAGCACAACGAGGGTATTCTATGATTCATACACTAGTGGACGATATTTACTCTGTTGTTCTCTCCAAGAGGGCACCAGAGGGGGTTGATATTGAGAAAGAGATTGACGCCTTTGGTGAGGCAGTCAAGGATCTCATGCGTAAGGAGTTCCTTAGCAAGAGCTTCGATTCTCGCAAGCTGAGGCTCTCAAATATTGGAAGAGACGACCGTTATTTATGGAATCACTATCACAGTAAAGCACGGCAGAAGTACCGCCCAGAGAACCTCATCAAGTTCCTCTATGGTCACATCATCGAGGAGATGCTGCTGTTCTTGGTTAAGATGTCCGGGCATAAGGTGACACATGAACAGCACCCCTGTGAGGTAGCTGAAGTCAAGGGGTCTATGGACTGTAAGATTGATGGGATTGTGACTGACATCAAGTCCACCAGCACCTATGGCTTCAAGAAGTTCAAGGATGGATCTCTGGCTTATGATGATCCCTTTGCCTATGTGGGACAGATCAAAGCCTATGCTCACTCCGAGGGTGAGACAAAGTACGGGTGGCTTGCAATGGACAAGCAGAATGGACACCTGACCTATCTCATGTACGATGAGAAGGACACCCAGGCTCCTGTCCACGAGAAGATTAGCTACTCCATCGAGGATCGAGTGAAGCACGTATGGCAGATGGTGAACAAGAATGAACCACCTGAGAAGCCCTGTGCAGAGCCTGTGCCTGATGGCAAGAGTGGCAACATGGCATTGACGGCTACCTGCTCCTACTGTCACTTCAAGAAGGTCTGCTGGGAGGGTGTACGAGGGTTTGTGTACTCCACGGGTCCAAAGTTCTTCACCAAGGTAGTTAATGAACCCAAGGTTCCAGAGATCCCCTATGCCGAGATCCAGTAACAGGTACAGGAGTGGTCTTGAGAGGGACTTTGCACAAGGGGTGACTGGATGGGAGTTCAAGTTTGAACCCTTCATGTTGCCCTATGTGATTCACAGGGAGTACAAACCTGACTTTGTACACTCGGACAGTGGAATCATTGTGGAGTGCAAGGGGTTCTTTAGGACGGGTGATACTCAAAAGTACAAAGCCATTAGGGACAGTATCAATAAGTACAATGAATTGATATTTATTCTCTCTGACCCAAGGAAGAAAGTACGTAAAGGTTCTGACATTACTATGGGCAAGTGGTGTGAGAAGGAAGGGTTTAGATACTTTACACTGTCACAACTAGATGAGTTCCTTGCTTATGTTGACAATGCTTCAAAGAAGAAGAGAAAGAAGTCGGCAAGACTGTAACTGGGAGACATTCTTTATGAGAAACAGTATTGATAATGCCACCCCTGCTGAATGGGATGCCGTTGCAAAGCCAAAGCACTACAACCAAGGGTCCATTGAAGCCATAGAATACATTAGGCAACAATTAGGATCAGGTTTGTGTAACTATTATGAGGGTTCTGTGTTAAAATATATGCACAGGTATAAGTACAAGAATGGTCTTGAGGATCTTAAGAAGGCTAGCTGGTACTTGGAAAGACTCATTGAGGAGTACATTGTGCATGGAAAATAAAGAGGAAAAATATCTTGACTTTAATCTGTATCAGCGCCTTGCTTCTCGCACTGCGCTTTATGAAGACCGAATGTATCCCGTTTGTTCTCTCATGGTGGAAGCAGCGGAACTGGCTGACCTGTTCATCAAGCCCATTCTGAGGGGTGATGCTGTTAGTGTGGACCGTGCAAAGGTCATTAGTGAAGCAGGGGATGTCCTTTGGAACCTTGCCATGATCTTGGATGATATGAACATTGACTTTGAGAAAGTAGCTAAAGCCAATGTAGAGAAACTTAAGAAGCGCTTGGAAGATGGGACCATTCAGGGTAGAGGTGATCGCTGATGCAAGTCATTCAAGGTGGCTTTGGGAAGAAGGGAAAAGAAGAAGCTGAAAAGACCATTCAGGAGATCATTGATAAAATTGAGATCAAGGATAAGGTTCCTGATTCTTTTGTAGCCTTCATTGAGCATGAAGGGGAGCTACACACTATCTGTTACCCCATACTCAGCCCAATAGAGATCCTTGGTGCCCTTGAGGCACATAAGTTCAACATTCAGTTTGCAATGGCGATGGGGACACAGGAAGAGGAGGACCTTTGATGGATCTATACCAACAGTACATTCATAAATCCAGGTATGCTCGATACCTACCCAATCATAACCGAAGGGAGCATTGGGGAGAGACAGTCTTTCGATACACCAATTATTGGTTTAACAAAGGCTTGATTGATAAAGAGACAGAGGACTTGCTTTGGGCT